ATAGGATTCATACCCGACCAAGTAGTAGCTCTAAAGGAACCGTTCTCAAGAGGCGTTCTAACGTCAAAGCAGTAAGTAGTTCCTGTTGTAGGTAAGGTAATTAAATAGAACGCATCAAAAGCACTGTAGAAAGAGTGTATCGGTAATGTCTCTTCCTTTACTGCTTTAAGTAAATCAGTACGTACGTTTGCACTAACGTCCCGCATTGGTAAAGACTTCTCCTGAATAATCCTACCTAAGCTCATTAAGCCTCTGTCCGATAAGAATATAATGTCATTGCCCGTGGCTTGTACGGAGTCTCTAGCAATACAGCCTACACCTTCAATAGTGTCCGACAGTCTAAAGTCAACAGTAGTTACGGAATCACCGCCTGCGTAGACAACAATGCTATGTAAACCAAATATAAGCAAAAACCCGTTATGTTCCGTCAAGGCTACAATCTCGTCGTAACCGTTAGTCCATACAGATGTTAAGTCTAAGCTGCCTGAACTACCACCTTGAAAGTCCGTGCCATCAAGTAAGTCACTCCAATAAACAGTATAGTTATTACCTACAACATCAGCCACCCATAGGCGACCAAAGGCTGCTAGGACTTCGTTACCCGAAGGTGCTGTAGTCCCGCCTGACGCTACAACTTCCAGTGTAGTACTACCTGCAACACTAACAAGAGGCTCTTGTCCACTTTGAAAGAAGTACACGTTATTGTTGAAAGACACTATCTTCCAGTTGTTTGCGTTGATTTCGTACGCAACATTGTTTACAAGGGGCAGTGTTACTTCAGTTAAAGTAGTAGTACCTGTGAATATCTTATTGTTACCCGCAGAGAACACTACTACTGTACCATCAAAATTAGTAAACTCAAATACAGCCTCTAGTCCACGACTGGTTCCTAATACGTCATTAGTGGATATTTGAATGTACCCCTCTCTAGCACCAATACGTCCCTGCTTGTCAATAACACAGTTATCAGCAATGTCAGCAAAGTTAGGGTTCATCCCAACGGGAGACTCCTCGGTGTTAATGCCAAAGAAGGCAGGAGCAGATACAGCTAAGTTCTGTAATTTTTGCCCACTCATACGTCCACCCATATAGTCTCAGTTGGGAACCTCGCGGCATCAAAGGAGATAGCGTCAGACAAGGAAGACTTAGCAACACCCATAAGCATTGCAGCAGTAGTTCCTCCCGTCTCACCACGCTCCTCTACAGCCATAGCGTGTGCAAACTGTACGACAGGTAAGCTAGGTGCCTTTAGTCCCTGAGTGTCGCTAGTAAGCTCTTCAGTCCTGTCAACAATGGTAAACTGTAAAGTGTATGTTTTATCAGGAACAGGATATACGTCAACAAGAACACCTTGACTAAAAGCTCCACCATAAACGTAGTGCGTAGGTACTGACGGTGTTACGGGGTCAATATACTTAACTTTCTGTAATTCTGTCTGTGTCCCTAAGTTCATAAAACACTTCTGAGTCTCATTAATTACGTTAAGAGTCTTAAATTGAGAAGTAACATTAGGGAGCATAAATTGAGAACGAGCGGGTATAATACCGTTTGCCGCTGTTACTGTTTCAGTTACTGTTGTACGTAGGCTTGACCAATCCCAAGAGTCCTCCACCAGACGGTTAGCGTCATTAACAAACTCACCGACCAACCGTGAGTATAAGGTTTCGTCCACAGAGCTAACTGTATTCTCCCTAAGTCTTTTTAGTACTTTATTTACTGCTTGTAAGTATGTCATTAAACTAAATTCCTATCATCAAATGTGCTTGCAAATGGGTCATCAAACAAATCACCTTCTACATACCGTTTTCTTTCTGCTACTTCAGGTTGCTCTATCTCAAGTTTGTCTTTCTCTTTAAACTTAAACAGCTCTCTGTCAAACAAACCTCCTAGAACCATTCCTTCACCACCACCACTATTTTTCTTTGATGTTAAAGGGTCTCTTCTTCTAATGTTACTTGAGCTGTCATCCTTATCTTTATCTGTACCGTCAAACAAACCTTCAACAAACTCTTTAGGAGGCTGTATTAACGTGTCGTCAATGGCCTTTCCTGCCTCTTTAACAGGCTCTGCTGCCGGTTGTAGTACCTTATCATCAAAGTTGCTTAGGAAGGCTTTAGCAGCGTCTACGTTGACCACATCTTCAGCAAACTCTTTAATAGGCTGTAAGTACGCATCGTCAAAATCCCTACCGGCCTGTTTTATACCGTCTTCAATCCAACCTCCAAGAGGACTTTCTTTTATGTACTCAACAACCCCTTTAGCAATCGCCTCGTCAACTGGCTCTCCTTCAGCTAGGTTTTCAAACGTTTCGTTTAAGCCTGCCTGTATATCTTCAGGTATGCTGTCCCAAGCATCTTGCCAATCCCCTACAAACGCGGGGTCACCTATAGGCAACATATTGTTCTTTTGAAACTCTTCCCACGAGTCAGTGAGTTTATTCTTTAAAAAAGGAACACCGAACTCTTTAGCTACGTACTGTGGTAAGTTCTCTGCTGCTGCTGCTTGTATTACTTGGTTTGTTTGTTCGTAAGTAAGCTGTGCAACACCTAGGTCAAGTCCTACACCTGCTAAGGCACTTTGACCCGCATCATAACCCATCGAGGCTGCTTCAGAAGCACTGTAACCTCTACCTATTGCTTCATCAGTAACTCTGTCCTGAATGGCTGCTGCTTCCTCCGAAGTAGCGGGAGGAGTAACCAATCCTGTTGCTTCCATCGCTACAGGCCCAAAAGCTAACCAGTCGTCTGTACTGCCTTCGCCTTTAAGAATATTTACTCCCGCAGGTACGGCACTGTATAAACCGCCAGTTAAAGCGTTTAGACCTATTGTTTTAAGAGCGCCTTTAAACTTATCAGAGAAACTTTCACGAGGTCTCTTAACGGCTTTACGGCTGTCATAACTGACATTACCAGTGTTATCTAAAGCGGAAATCTTTGCTCGTCTTGCGTTGAACTCATCGGAAGCACCTTCAATACTGGTGACATCATCATACTCTTTATTTTTAAGGTAATCGTAGTAACGCTCTGAGGAGTCGTCGGCATCGCTAGGTAGTTCTATAACTCGATGTTGTCCATAAATACCTTCCTCTGTACCTACGGCATACTCTCCGCTGTCCATCTTAAAAACAAATTCACCTGATTCTACTAGATTACTAGACACTGCTGATAAATACTGTTCATCATCAATTCTACCGTCTTGGTGGAGATGTGCTAAATAAGAGTTTTGTTTTTCAACGTCAGCTTCTAAGTAAGTTTCCTCAAACTGTTCTGTTCCTTGGAGACTGTCTAAATACGAGTAGTAGTTTTCGTAGTCTGCTTCTCGTTTAGTGTCGTACAGCTCAAACATCTCTTCCTGTAATTCAGGGTCAATGTCTGTAAGCTCGTTTAGAGTACTATTAAAACTATCAAAGTAGTCATCAGTAGAACGAAAACCTTCGGTAGCAAACTCTTCCTTTGCAAAATCGTCAACAAAACCTGTCAATTCTTCATCAGTATAACCGCCTGAGTTTTTTAGGAACTCAACTCTACTCGCAACTTCACTTTGTTGTGCTGTGGCCTCACCCTGACTTCTTTTAGCGTCATCTAAGTAACGGTCAAGCTCAACCTTAGTAATTTCACCTTTGTTAAACATCTCACGTAAGACAGAGTTTTCTTCTTCGTCGTTCTGAGGCGTATAAATGCCCATGTTGTATTTAATATTTTCATTGCCAAAGGGGGAAACTGAACCAATTTCACCTGCAAAGTTCGCAGGGTCACCACTCGCTTCCCTACGTGCTTCAAAGTTAGCCTGTTTTTCTTCTTCGGTTAGCTTTAAGTATTCTTCGTCCGAAAGTCTAAGGTCGTCTACGCCTGCATTTTTCCAAGCGTTACTTGCGGCAATAGCACGATAAGCGTAAGGGTCACCTTGGTAGCTTCTTATTTGTTTAGTTTTGTAATCATAGTAATGACCGTCAGGAACGTCCATCCCTTCAGGGTTTTGAATGTCCAAACCGTACAACGCTGTAGCTCTTTCGTCTGACATTCTCCCCATCTTGCTAGTGTCGTAAGGCTTGCCTGTTTGAGGATTAATAGCGAGGCGAGAGTTTCCACCACCTCCAGTCATCATGCCGCCCTGTCGTTCTAAAGTTCCACGACCTAACACGGTGCCGTCACCTAGCTCAACTGACCACTCTGGAGGAGCGCCGCTTTCCCAGTTAACAGGATTCCAAGGACTATCAGCTAGGTCTCCTAACCATTCACCAGTGGCGGACATAAGAGTATTATCATAAATATTCTTACCAATCTTATAGATAGCAGTTCCTTTGCCGTAATCTATAACATTTCTCCCGACTTCTGCCAAAGAAGTAGGCATTCTGTCGCTCCAACCTCCTTGTCCGTCGCTAGTCCCTCCTGTAGTGACGTCATCAGGAGCATTCCTATAATCAGGACTGGAGCTTTTATAATTATAGCTATCGTAATACGCATCCTTTGAACGGTTGTTATAGTTATCTACACCTGAAGTGCTAGAAGGTCTGTTATAGACGCTATAGTTTCCTCTCGTACTGCCAGAATAACTACCTGTAGAGCTTAATGGGTCGCCTCTTTGTGCCATTACTTAACCCCCTTAGTTTTCTCGTATGTACGCAACGTACCTAACCCAAGCATCCCCATCAAGACAGGCAACATAGTTGACAAATCTATAAGGGGAATAGTGATTGAAGAACCGGATAAAGCAAGCGCAAAGTTTGCCATCGGAATAACAAGGAAGTTACCCGCCATTCCAAGGCAACAAGTCCAACCCACAGCGGGTCGCCAACCTGCGACAAATAAGTCTTTACTCTGCGCTTCAGTTTTGTTCACCTCTATCTGTGCTTGTGCTATTGTATGTGCTTGTGTGGCAATCTCGTGCGCTATACGTTGCTTAGTGTCAGCGTCAGGTATTACCTTATCTAGTATCTTTGTTACTGGCTGTATGAGCGCACTGATGATTGACATTACTCTTTTCCTCTTAACCCTTTAACTGTGTCGGACTCCCAAATACGAAGTCCCATCCACACGATTGTAAACAATGAAGCCACTGGTGGTAACCAAGCAGCTAAGGATAACACCCCTGTTGACACTGCTGCTATGTCCATCATTTCTTTAGTTTCCTCTACCATGGTTAAATCCTTTTAAGTTATTTCGCAGCCCAACCAGTATTACCTGTGCCAGATTCTTTTACATATAAAGTTTCGTTTGCTATACCATCGGTGCGTAAGTACAATGAACCTACAACTGCTACTACATTGTTTTCAGGCGTACCTGAGCCTACAAGTAACTGCACTCCGAGTAGTGTCAAACCCTCGTTATCAACCTTAGCTTTTTCTACACCGTCAACTCTAAGGCTAATCTTACTGTCTGTTGTTACACCGAGAGGGTCTGCTTCCAGAAATAGCTTTCCTTCTTTTGTGCCTACTCTTGACGTGCCTAAGTTATCTGTAAACTGTACCCTAGCAAATATATCGTTAGAATTAAACGTAGCTACAGTATCCTTGCCGTGGAACACAGTTGGCAAGAAGTTAGAGCCTGACGCATACGTTACTTCAATACCTGCACCAGATGGGTTGTTACCAAACACTATGTTGTCAGTACCGCCTGCAAGAGTTACAAACTCGTCTTCTACTGGACTAATAACAACATCGTCGCCTGCACTTCCCGCAGTAGTTAGAGTTACGTTACCTCCTCCTGCGTTACCAATACCAGACAAAGTGTAGTCTTTAGGGTCTGCGGGGTTGGTTGTAAGTACAAGCTCCGCACCATTCCTTGTTACCAGTACGTTCTTTTCAGCGGCAGCCAAGAAAGTATATGGAAATACTGTTTGTAAAGACGCTGCAATATAAGCGTTCTGTAGTTTAGAAATACCACCAGTGTTGTACACGATTGTATTGCGACGACAACCCCCTACAATTTCTACGCCACCTGAGATAGTGTTGTTGGTTATAATGTTTTCACTGGGAATGTAGTTACTAGCATTAGTAATCCTAAGTGCCTTAACGTTCTTCCACGATATGTTAGCACCGATGATTGTGTTGTTAGTAGCACCGTCCAACACAAAAGCAGGAACAGTATATGTAGCACTTAACAGCGGGTGTATCTTACCGGAGAACATACACTTACGAGTATTACGACCCCAATAGATTGCTGACCACGCAGATGATTCACACTGGAAGTCCTTACCAAAGTTAATGTTGTTGCAAGCACTGTCTGCCTTACGTAAAGCAAAAAAGAAATCAAGTATAATGGCGTATACGTTAGTAGTGCCACCACGAACAACACGTAAGCCTGAAACATCTCCTTCCCAACACTCACGCATTCTTAGGTTAGTACCGGCACACCGGAACGTATTAACGTCCTCAAAAGTAAAGTAACTGAGCATTGCCAAGTCAAATATGTTTTGAGTATTAGTGTAATCACCTGATACAGTAAACCCTTTGAAAAGAAAACCTGATGGGTGTGAACTGTTACCGTAGGAAGTAGTGTCTCCGTAGGCTTTAAACAAGTAATCGACAGCACCGCTGACAAGCAATACTGACTTACCTCGTCCTTCTCCTATAAACCGTACGCTTCGGCCACCGTCTGCTAACTTATCGTAGTCATAAACGTTACCTGTAACTATGTAATTTCCTGCGGGTAGGTACACTCCTTTGTTTGCAAGAATAGCAGCATCCGTACACGCCTTGATAGCTACAGTGTCGTCAGTAACTCCATCGCCCTTAGCACCGTAGACTTTTACATTTAACAGGGAAGTGTCTTCAGATAGGAGTATAACCACACCTGAGTTGTTTTTACTGTATAGTTTATGGTCAGTAACGTTTACAGCAAGTTCCGCCAGTTCTAACTCGCTAGGGTTAGGAGCATTACCGGCTGTTGTACTATGTTTTGTAATTAAGTTAGTAGGCACAATGCCCTCCTATTAAAGTAATGCGTCTGTAGTGGACACGTATTCTGTTTTAGCTGACCATTGCGTAGGGGTATCTGTAACCTGCGTTCCTCTCACTCTGAGATACACATCGTCAGCACTTAAAGTAAACATTGGCACATCCCAAGACGCAGCTCCACTGCTTGTAATAGCGTACTCAGTTATTGTACTGCCTACTTGCGTGAGTGTACCACTGACTACCTTAAACAAACCTGTAATCTTATAAGCCGCAAACTCAGCGTCACCTTGCTTGCCTGTAACGGAAGCTGTTATCCTAACAACTTGGTCAACAATACTTGTGTTCCAAGTTTGAATTGTTTGCAATGTTCCAGTGTTGAAAGACTTTGTACGACTGTCTCTTATTGTAACATTCTGGTTAGGATTGACAGGTCGAATAAAAGTATTAGCAACCTCGCCTACATACTGATTGTTATCCAATGTAATAGTATTGCAAGATGCGAACTCAATGCCATTGTTAGTAACGGTATCTAAAACATTGTTTGAAATTAATACATTGCTTAACTCAGCCGCACTGATTATATACTGCCAAACAACTGAGCCGTCTGTAATTGCACTTCCTGTTCCAGTAGGGCCGCCACTAGAGGCAGACGTTCCTGCTGTTGTACACTTATAATTGATGCTGTTGTTTACAACCTTAGCTCCTACAGCAAAAGCGGTACTGGCAGTCCAATCAGTTCGAGATTCAGCGGTACTGCTTAACTGAATGCCCTTTTTGCAGCCAGATATAGCGTTGTTGGAGATGTTGTAGTTCTTAGTATCATAATGCGCTCGCACTCTAATAGCCGCAAGAGGCTCATACACTCCACTGCCTACATCTACACCTGTGATATTGTTGCCTTGTACAATACAGTTCACACCACTCTGAATGACGTTAATGGCATATTGCTGACAGTGATATATGTTGTTGCTAGTAATGTTGCTATCGTCATGTATTGCTGTATTGCCGTTAATACCGAAACGGAATCTTTCAATGTTGTTGCCAGTTACATTAACGCAATCATTTTGTATACGAATGCCTGAGCCTACACCATTTACACCTTCCAATGTATTACCAGTAACAGTTACGTTAAATCCGTTCACTTTCCCATCATCGCCACGGCCTCTACCCTTGACGTTAATGCCATAGATTTGGTTTACATTCAGTGTAGTGCTGCCATTGGGAAGTTTACCCATACCCGAAATTGTGTTGCCTGTGATTGTAGCAAAGCGAGCCTTAGTGTAGATAGCCGCTGATTCCCCTGAGTAATAAAACTTAATATTGTTAGTTCCTACAGGAGGAGCAGTAGTAAACGTAAGGGTAGTTCCATCAAGAGTCCAAAGAACATTCTCGTCAGTATTTATCTGCTCAACATCTACGCCATTAATTATAAGGTACAGGGTACACTGCCCTTCATTAAGGTTGTCTTCTTCCACAGTAAATGTCTTGTCACTACCATCACCACTGAAAAGCTCAAAAGTACCTTCCGCACCTATGGTTTCAAACGTATTGTTAGAAATAACAGCG